ATTAAGCAGCAGTTGCGGTATAGCTTACGTTGAGTGTATCGCCAGAAGTTACTGTCTTAGAACCAGCGGTAAAGTCGCCAGCGGAGAACAGAGTACCTGTAGTGTTATCAATCGTAGCTGAACCACCAATGTTAATAAAGCAGCCAGCAACCGTGCCAGAGCCTGTCATCGAGAACACCACGGCAGCCGAAGTTGTCTTAGAGCCACCCGAAGCAGCAGAGAATACTGGAGTCTTGCGGTTGCCAGAGTATGTTGGAGCGTTAGCTAGACCAACTTCTAACCATGTAACGTGGCTTGCCTGGGTATCACCAACTGCGGCAGTACCAACGCCTTTTAGACCCATAACAACTGCACCAGCAGCCGAGTTACCAAGGATAGTGTCCATGGTCAGGTTCTTACCTACGGTAGTTACGAGGTTGTGGATGTCATCTTTCCACTTTAATTGACCGTCAGAGCCAAAGCACTCGACTACGTAGTAGCCAGAAATACTGGTTGCCTCGCTGTGGCTTGCGCCACGGATAACAGACGCATCACAACTATCTGCCATTTGAACTTTTTCGTTAAACATGTTTGCTCCTATGAAAGTCTGATTATGGCGTCAGATGCTGTCGCCGTTGGGAAAGTTACCGTAAATGTGTTTGTAGCAGTTTTATCCGACCCAAAATTAAGCACGGCAACGGCAGCTCCAGTGGTGCTATTATAGATTAAAGCCCCCCTAGTCGTAAAGCTTGCTGGGTTCCAAGTCACGTTTGCAAAGGATATATAAGCCGTAACGCCACTAGACGCTGGTCTTTGGGACACCGTTAAAACTTTGCCTGTTGCTGTATACCCCGTACCTACCACCTCACCCACAGATGTATAAGTCAAGGTTGTTTCATCTAAGTCGGCGTTGGCCGTATATAGGGCTATCTTGTAGGTATAAGGGGTTCCAACTGCAAAGTTCTCTAAAGCGCTTAAGCAGTTTTGTTTGAAGATGGTGCATTGACCTTGTGTAATCATGGATTAACCGGGATTTTAGCTTGCCCGTCCCTGTATGCGTCACCACGTTCCAGACCAGTTCCCAAACGATTCAGTTGCTGCAAGGCTTCTTGGAACTGTTTCTCATAATAGGCAACCAAATCTTGCTCACCCTTTTGGAACAGGATTGCTTCACGCATAGAGCCGTAGAGAAGGACTGGCGAATAGTTATCACCCAACCAGCTAGTGCCGTTGGGGTTTGATACCGTAACTACGTTAACCGTAAAGCCATTACCCGTATTACCAATTAAGGAAGACGAGGCAGTTAGCACATCGCCTGTGGCGTATAAAGACCCACCGTTACGGATAGCAACCGAAGTTACCGCACCGCCAGCAATCGTAATATCAGCAACTGCGCCAGTACCACGACCCCCACTTAGTGGGATACCAAAATATACGCCTGCGGTATACGAACTGCCGCCTACCAGACCGCCTGTCGTAGCAATAACGCCCTGAACAATGGTCGGTGGGTAGTAGAAATAATGCAGCTCTGCGCCGTAGTTAGCGTCTGGTGTTGGTCCTAGAATGAACGATAGCTCATTGGGATTAGCCAGTTGGGAACCAAACAAAGCGTAGTACTTAGGGGTTCCTAGGTCTGACGGGCTTGGATACGCCTGACGGATGAAGTTAACATCTTTATTAAGTAGGTACTCATACTCGCCATTGGCTTTAATAATCGCCAGCGAGAAGGTAGACAGGTAGTCGTTGGGGCATGAAAGGTACTTATTACTAATTGTAGCCGTACCTAAAACATTCTTTCGCAAAGACGGAATCTGCACGCTGTTATATATGCGATCCTCAGCCTGCTGTACAAAGACAGGTATATTCTCAACAAAGAGTTGCTCTGTTGATTCTACGTAGCTCTGTATCGTCTGCGAAAGTTCGTTGTAGTTCATTCTTTAACCTTAAGCCATCGGCCCACGAGATGTATAGCCTTTAGTCGCAGCGCCATTACCACGTTGCTTCATACCAGAAGTTTTAACTTCATCTTTTTGGCTTTTAAACACTTGGCTGCCAACAGACATTTTAACTGCGTCTACTGCGTTACCTGGTTTAACAACTGAATCTTTAGCTGAGGTCATAACTTTACCGTCCATAGTGTGTGGTGCTGCATATACGGCAGCAGAGCCTACTTCTTTACCGCCTTGTTTCATAGAAAACTTAGCCATGATTAACGGCCTCTACCAGAAGACTTTTGATTCATAGCACGAGCCATATTGCGCCCTACTTGTTTCATCTTCATAGACGTTACGCCAGCAGATTTTTTTCCGCCGTTGTTAATTTTTGCTGTAGGGCCTGAATCACCAAGGTTCTTACCCTCAGTTTTGCCTTTTTTGGCAATGCCGTCTGCGTCTGATTTATACATTTTAAACTCCTTAAGTTGTTGATATTGCTACTGTACCTACTTGTCCTAATGCAATCAAGTTGTTAGGCGTTAAAACCGAATCAAATTGACTTGCCCCACCCACTGGAGCAAAACCCCACTGTATTTGCCTACTACCGTCTGCAACGTACCCTGATTCATCAAATGCTACTGAAGAGCCCGCTTCCGTCTGTAACCCAGTTAAACCCGAGGAGTAGTAACTTATATCTGGCCTTGGCTCCCGAATTGCTTGTGGATCTGAGACTGGGTACATACCTAACTGCAACTGCGGCTGATCTGGGTCCCAACAGCTAGGGCATACCTTAATATTATAAAGCTTTGTCTTTAATACTTGCTTCTTTAATTCTTTGAGCTTATAGCGTTGACCACATCGGTCACACTCCGCAATTGCATTTTTACCTGACGCATACTTTTCTGGCATACATCACCTTAGTAGAATAACTGACGTGGCACATACCTATCACTAGACTTATCTCTATCCTCTTGTGAGGCCAACAGCCACTGTTGTTCGTATTCAGCCTTTAGGAACGCTACTCTCTCTGGAGCAACTTCCGGTTTTTTGACGGCTATCATAAACGCTAAACCAGCTACTAAGCAGGTAATTAGACGGAACGGAATGTCTTGGACATTAACACCATCGCCAGCATTTTGTATACGACGAAGGCGCCAGTAAATAAATGTGTAAGGACCGCCACCATCACCAGTAGGCCAAACATTAACGTTAGGTAGGTTTAAAGCTGTGATAGCTTCTGCTGTTGTGTGCGCTGCTGCTGTTGTACCGTTTTGGGCACGGAAGCAATTTAGAAGCTGTTTAGCTGCAGTGTCTACGTTTTGGTACGCTATGATCTCAGTGCCAATCTGAATGAAGCCTGTTGTGCCAAGTTCTTCTACGGAAGTAAGGGTTAGCGTGGTATCTGTTGCTGTAATGTTTGAGGCTAGCGTAGCTGTAATAGTATTCTGTTGCCCTGACTGGCGGTTAATCCAAACCTGAATGGGTCGGCCCTGTGCATTCTTGGTCGGTATCGTAGAATAGGTAGACTCAGAAATGCGGCTAATATTAATATCAACTTGGGTTTGGTCTGAGCCAGTACGGATAACTTGGTCTAAAAGGTCAATAGTATCAACAGGGATAGCATAGATAGCCTGCCCCGTATTAATAGTAATTTGTCCCTGCTCAATAGTCCACAGGTTAATACCACGGTTAGCCCACTCAATAGTCAGTAAGTTTAAAGAGCGACGGGCAGTGCGCATATCATAACCAGAGCGCAGCTGTAAGCCAGCACGCTCATACGCCTCTTCGATTAGCTCGGCGAGGTCGAGGTCAAAATTTGCTAAACCCGATGTGTTTGCCATTATTTAACTTTTCTGTACGGTTTTACTTTTGCTTTTACTTTTGCTGGCTGGGGCACGAACTGCTGTCCCCGTGCTTTTCCGGCTCGTTTTGCTTGCGTTGTTGCTGCGTACTCCTGCGGGCTTAGCGACTCGATTGCTTTTTTTGGCAGGTACCGTTCCCCCGTCTTGGACGATTTCTTCCCTGACTTGGTTGTCCACTTCTGGTCGCCCCACGCCTTGAGGCTGCGCTGTGATTTTGCTAATGCCATTAAGTAATCTCCAGAACCATTTAATCACGATAACCTCCACCTGCAGCTTTATATTTCTTGGCTACTAATTGTGCTTTACGGGCAGACCATTGACCTGCGCCAGTGCCATGTGTTGCAGCAGCTTTTACTTGGGAAACAATCCGCTTACGAAGCTCAGGTTTTGTGTAGTTACCAGCGGCATTAACTTTGCCGCCGTCTTTGTACATGTCAGATGCTTTTAAAGACCCCGGCTTATCCAGTAACTTCCTAGCCATAGCCGATGCAGTGCCACCTTTAGTGGTAACAACCGAACTTGGGCCTTTACCCTTACCAACTTTACCACCCTTGGCGTATTGAGTAAAGTCGGTGTCATCCCTGCGAGCTTTCTTTTTCGCACCAGGCATCTTTGTTGGCTTTACGTCGCCCATTCCTCTACTTGGTCTCATGCTCTTGTCTTTCCTCTAATTGCAATACCGTCGGCTCTTTTAGAAGCTGACGATACTTTACCGCCTTTTTTCATGTCTAAAGGTTTTTTAAGTCCTGCTTTAGGAATACCTCCGCCACCACCGCCACCACCACTACTTTTAATTGCATTGCCTGACGGAGACAGCATAGAACGTTGATAGGACTCCGCCTTTTTTGCCGCTTCTTTTTCCGCTGCTTTTTGTTTAGCCTTGAGTTCTTTAGCAGCGTCTTCTTTGTTTTGTTTGTCTACAGCAGCTTTTTTCATGCCTTCACGGTTAATTTTTTCGTCGTCACTTTTATGTATACCTTCAATTCCGTAGGTAAAAAGAGATCTTTGCCCTGTATTTGCAGAGTCACTTGTTCTTTTTACGTCGCTTTGGGCTAGTTTTATTTCCCCAAATAGGTCATCTAACTCACCGGGTTTTAGTTCTTTTGGCATGACTATACCATTTTTCCTCGGGTTTTACCCTTAGTTGCGCATCCATCAGCACGTTTAGAAGCTGATGATACCTTGCCGCCTTTTTTCATATCCAAAGGTCTTTTAGGACCTACTTTAGGGATACCACTACCGCCACCACCTCCGCCACCACCAGATTTAGATTTATCTAGTATTTCTTTCATCTTGTCAATTTCTGCTTGGCGGATTAAAGGACTTTGTGGTTGACGCTTATCTTTGAACTCTTCGTTCTCGGCAGCTTTACCCTTGCGGTCTTTTTCTGGCGGGTTGTACTTCTCGTGCACCTCTTTATACCCCGGATCCGCAGGCTTTCTCTTTTTTGGTTGCTCGGGGCTTTCTCCAAAATCAAAAACACCTTGTGCAGGATTAACGGGTTTAACCATTACGCCCTCGTTTTACCACGAATAGCACAGCCATCTGCACGTTTAGAAGCAGAAGATCTAATCATACCGCCAGCCTTTTTGCCTTTGGATTTGTCCATGCGCTCTTGAGCCGCTTTATTTTGCTCAGGGGTACCCATGACATTGTTATAAATACGCCGTCCAACCTTCTTGATGGGCTCAACAATATACTTGTTAAGGTTTCCCAAATCCTCTTCGTTTTGTTTACGGTCAATGTCCGCAACAATTTTATCTGGATCGGCCATGATTAAACCATCCGCCCTTTGGTTTTACCCTTAACTGCGCAGCCATCAGCACGTTTGGAAGCTGAAGATACCTTGCCGCCGCTAGCCATTTTCTTAAACGATGAAGTACCTTCTTTAAACGATGAAGTACCTTTTTTAAATGCTGACGAGCTGTCTTTAAAGGTTGCGGGGGTCTCTTTAAAAGTTGCGGAAGTGTCTTTAGAAATTGAAGGGCTCTCTTTAAAAGATGAAGTACCCTTTTTAAAAGTCGAGGGGGCTTCTCTAAATGAGGATTCTTTCTTCTTAGGAGCAGCTGTTATCTGATCTTCCGTTTTTTTAGGGGCAGCTGTTATCTGATCCATTGCTTTTTTAGGGGCAGCTTTTGGCGTAGCCTTTGGCGTGGCTTCAGGTTTATCTAAGTTGTATAGCTTTTTAGCGTATTTGGTATCTTCAGACTCCCCATCGCTTTTAGACATAGCCGCCATGGCACGGGCACGTACGTCATCACCAATGTTTTTGTTTGGGCCTTGGGCGGTTTCAAACTCTACTTCACCACCTACTTCGTAACGTTTCATTTTCTTTTTCATATTAGCAGCTCCCGCCTTTAGTCATTTTAATCATCTTGCCTTTGGTTTTACCTTTGGCCTCAATACCACCACCCTTAGCTAATTTAGACAAGTTAGTTTTTTTACCACCGTGCTGTTGTTTGTCGTGCATACCAACAGCTTTCTTAACAACCTTCTTATCCATCTTGATGTCTGAATGGGCAGTGCCGCCCTCTTTCATAAAACCCATTTTATTGCGCACAGCTGTAGGCAGCTTGGCTATACCTGGGTTCTTTTTCTTGTCTACTGGTTTCATCATGCCACCCTCTTTAAATGTTTTGCCCTTATCGGCGTTGCTAAAATCTTTACCCACAGACTGTGGAACTCCTACCTTCTTAGCAAACTTTGGATTGTTTGCAATTGCTGCCATAAAATTGTGTTGTTTCTTACTTGTTGACGGCATCTTTTTTACCTAACCAACGTTGAACAGTTTTAGTTTCGTAGATGCGGATAGCTGTCCACACTATCGTAAAAATAGCGGCAATAGCGGGTAACATATCTGCAAGGGTTCCTAATACAGTTACGATAGAAGCAAAGTCAATAATATGTTTGCTAGCTTCATCCATGTTCATAAATGGGTCTTTCATTAGCATTTCCACCTTTTTAGACTAGCTGCTTTGCGGGTTGGTTTGCCGTTCTCATCTTTCATTGGGCCTGGCATACCAGACATACGTGCGCAGAATGAACGCTTACGAGCACCACCTTCGGGCTGCGGGGCCTTTAGATTCGAGCCAGTAGCTGCATTATACTTAGCACGACCTTTGGCGGTAAGCCCAGCGCCCTTAGATACAGGCAACTTTTCACCACGGCCAATCGCAAGAGAAACTCCCTTTTTCTTGGTTGCCATTATGCAGCATCCTTGTTTGTGTCTACTGGACGTAACAATGGGTATAAGAACTCTTCACCAAAAGAACCTTCAAACTCATGAACACCCATATGACCTAACTTAATAGTTGGATCAATCCAAACTTCAAAGCCCATCTCTCTAGCACGGTCGCAGAACAAATAGTCTTCACCAATATACTGGCCGTCTTTTAATTCAAAGTCAAAGAAGCAATATGTTTCATCGCCCTGTTTCTTTTCATCGTGATAAAGCCACTCTGGATGCGCCTCAGCTAACTTTTCAAAAACTTCTCTACGAATCATCATAAAAGCCGTAGCTACACGTTTGGCTCTAACTAAACCCATCTTGTCCATGAAAATGCTTTCATCGTCCGTGTCTAGCGTAGAAAAATATACTTGACCTTTTTTACGGGCAACTGGGATACCAGCAACAATTCCTTTTACAGGATCTGTATTCCACGCCATTAGACGGAAAATATCTTCAGCATTAAAGTTAATATCTGAATCAATGAACATTAAATCTGTGCACTCTGACTTTAAAAAATCAGTAGCGATAAGGTTACGAACACGGGATACAACGGAGCACCCAGAAATATTGCAGACTTGAACGTCAATTCCGTGTCTTGTCGCTTGTAAACAAAACTCAGCTAGCGAAATAGCTAGCTTTGAAGAAACTTTGTAATCGTAGGAAGGAAGGCCAATCATCACCCTCCGACCTGCTAAATTATATCCAGCTTCTAATCGTACTTGCTCGGTCATTTTTTATCCGTAAAAAACAGTTGCGCTTACGTTTGTTGGGACACCTACATAAATTCCATCCGTTGCCAAAATGCCTTCGCCAGGAATAACAGCGTTAAATGCCGTAGCGTTATAACAATCAATTTCCATTAGTACGTCACTGTAAACCGTTACGTTTCCGCTAGTAGTTAGCGAAGCAGTTGTTACAGTAAAAGTATTGGTAGTAACGTTAGCAACAACATAAACATTATCTACAGCAGTCCCGCTGGTAAAGTTTACCCATATTCTGTCGCCGTTAGCTAAGCCGTGCGCCGCAATAGTAATTGTGCAAACAGTACTTCCAGGAATGTTGTACGTGCCGCTTTTAGATACGTTATTAGCAAAAATAACGCTCTTAGCAGCGGTTGTAGTGGGGGACAGTACTGCCCCTTTTAGACGAGTTCTATAACTTACCGCTACACCAGCGTCTGTTAAATGCTCCGACTTTACATCATATTGCATACCCATAATTAATCTCCTAAAATGTTGAGTAGACTAGGGAAAACCCTAGTCCATGAGATTAATTTTCGAATGCTGTTTGAGCAGGCGAGCCATCAGAGTTCTTAACTGCGTACGTAATTGTGTACTGAACAGTACCGGCAGTCACAGTAGCAACTGTTGGAGACAGTGTAGCAAGAACCAAAACGTCTGTAGGACCAATGCCAATACCAGCAGGGGCGGCAGTAGATGCAGCACCAGCCCAGTTAGCCAGGTTAGCGTTAGTTGTAGCTAAACGACCAGCGGTAGTAATGTCAGAGGTAGCCCAAAAAGCGTTGGTTGTACCGGCCTTACCAATAATTAAATTGGCAGCTGTAGAACCTGTAAAAGCAACTAGTGTATCAACATAAATATCAACAATCTGTGCGCCAGCTGGTAGGCAAGCAATTGTCAATACTGAAGGAGCTGCAACAGTTGTACCTGTGTAATCACGTTTAAATGTCTGTGAAACAATGGTTGTGCCTGTGTTGCGGACTAGTCCAGCAGTAGTGCCGGTAGTGTTTTTAACGGTGCCTAATAGCCAAGGACCTAAGTGTGTAGCGAAACCCATGAGGATTCTCCTATATACAAGTTAAACCTATTAATCGGTATATCGTCTGCTGGGGCAGTTTAATAGGCTGGTATCACCCAGATGTCTCAATAATACTACAAATAAAAAAGATGTGCAATAAAAAACCCCGCCTTTTGAGCGGGGTCTTAGTAAAGCCAAGGGCCAGATTAGGCGCCTTGTGAGCCCCACATACCGAGAGGATCAGACCAGCCGAAGCTGTAACGCTCACGAGACTTGTAACGAACGTTACCAGTGTCGAAGTCACCATCCATGCTGTTAGCAAGTGGTGTACGAACAAAGTGCTTCATACCGTTAGGTACATCAGTGCACAAATACCAACCGTTTGTATCGGTCAGGAAGTGGTTAACTGTGTAGCCTTCAGGGATAGAACCATTGTTCTTGAGGGCGTTGATGTCGTTATCGGTTGTACCAACACGTAATTCAGTCTCGAGCAAGCGAGTTGCAACGAACATGAGGTTAGGTGGAACAATCAATTTACGTGGTTTTGCAGCGATTAACAAACCACGCTCGTCAGTCCAGCCAGCGATTTGAATTACAGCGGCTTCCAAAGAAGTCTCATTCAAGTCTACGCCAGTTGTAACTGTGTTGCTGTTTGTACCACCAGAAATCAGTGGGTGTGCTGTTGAAAACAATGGAACGCCGTCGCCGCCGTAGTATTGGGCAGAGTTAGTGAATCCGTTGTTAATAACAGCAGCTGCTTTTACTTGCTTGGTGTAAGCCATGGAACGTGCCAATGCCTTAGTATAACGAGCAGACAAAGAGTCATACAAGTTATCTTCGATAGCTTCTTCAGTTAAGCTGAAGCCCATTGCGATTGTTTCATGGTTGTAACGAGCAGTCCATGCTTCTTGGCCGTTGTCGTAACGAATAGCAGAGCCTTCGTTTTTGACTGGAGCGGCGGTAAAGCCAGACAACTTGGTCTCTTCTTCGAAAGAACGCTCAGAGGTCTCAGTATCATAGATCTCTTTGTGCTCTTCACCATAGCGAGCATACTCAAGACCAAACAATGCGTTCAGTCCTGGGAGGAGCTCTTTTAGTAGTTGTGCGCGTGAAATAGCCATTTATAAGCTCCTATTAAGCTGCAGTTGCTACGCCAGCAGCACTGTAGTAGGTGTGAACACCGAAGTTAAACTTAACGATAACTTCAGTAAAAGAACCCGAAGCATTAACTGTCTCAGGAATACCACCAACGATGCGCATTGGAAGTGCTGTGCCTGCGCCGGTAGTTGCTGAAACAGACGCATTTGAGTCGCCTGTGGTTGTGCTGCCAGCGGTCAAGATTAAAGCTGTGTTTTGACCAATAGCTGCTTGTGTTACACCAGAAATTGTCGATGCGCCAGCAGCAGTTACGGCAACTTTGAACAGAGCATCTGGGTCATCCAAAACAAAAGCTTGAATGTCAGAAGCCACTGTGTTAGCTGGGTAAAACTGTTGTTGCAACAATTGCTTGGTGGATGGGTTTGTGAACTGACAACCCAAGAAAATACCAACTGCGTCGGTTGCGGTAGCTGTGGTTGAAACTCTGCTTAGTGTACCACCTGTGTTTAGACGTACGACATCACCGTAAAAAATCGATGTGCCAGAGCCTGAAGCGATGGGAATTAAGCGAGTTGAGCCAGCAAATACCTGACCACCGATCAAATTGATCGGCTGAAACCCATAAGGGCCTGCTACGGTAGGATAAGGCATTTAAAACTCCTAATTAAATTTAAGAACCGGAACCAAAGGTCGTCGTGGATTTTCTCTCGTTAAAGAGGGGCATCCGTGGGTCGCTTTGGCGCATTAAGTTACTATCTACCGCCTCGGTCTGATTTTGGGCTTGGTTTGCGAAATACGCATTCCGTTGCTGCACAAGTTCAGTTGGGGTTTTGCAGAGTAATAACCCGCCAATCTCAATGTTGTCCTTAAAACGACTATTGGGATCAGCTAACAGTTGAAATTTAGGTTGCTCTTCTAAGCGTACAGGTTCCCAGCCTTCTCTCAGTTTTGCGGAAAGATTGCGGGGGTCAGCTGCGTTTAGCGTAGAAACGCGAATCCAGCGATAGGAATAGCCAGCCTGTTTATCAGGCTCAGGGAGAAGTTCTGGAAGCTGCCACTGTTTAGGACGCTCCGTTACATCACGACTTTCTAATTCACGAGTAATTCTATTATTGCCAGCCATTATAGGGCCTCCAATTTCATAAGTTCACGAGCGTATTGCTCTGGGGTTAATCCTAGTTTCTTAGCAATATTTTGCTGAGAAGTTTTAAGCTTGACCTGTTTAGAGGCCGTACTTCTAGTCGCCGGAGCTACTACTGTGCTTGGCTTAGCTTTTGGAGCAGGTTTCTGGACCTCTTCATTTGGCTCGGCCTTGTCTTCCAAAGTATCAAAATACTCAGGAAATTTTTCACGCATAGTTCTGTCTATACGCTTAAAGTATTGGTCAGTACCCACAACTGCCTGTCCGTACTCATCCAATAATTCTTCATGTATCCCAACAGCATAGCTGGACATAGCTTTTTTAGTGCCATACCATGGATTCTGGTCCAACCAAGACTGAGTTTTTTGGTCAATCTTAGGGCGTTGTTGCTCTACTTGTTGTATTTGTACATCATTTTCTGACTCTTGTAAAGTACTAGGTTTAAAGTC